GTTGAATCAAATAGTTACTGGTATCAATCAGGTGGTCAACCTTCACAATTTATTCACATTAAAGGTCCTAAATGGCCAGTTAATGTAGTTTGTGTAGAACAAAGTAGAGGTGATGGTTCATACATTTACGATTATCCTATGATATTAGATGACGCTGGTATGATGTGGGGTGGTGCTCCATATGGTAACAGCTATCACGGTCTAGGTGGTGATTCAAATAATAATGACCAATGGACAAACGGTGGTAGAAATTCATCTGGTCAGACTATGGAAGATAACGAAATGTTTAGAACTCGTAAGAAACCTGTTTTTACACCTTCTGGTGGAGTTAGATGGACAGACTTACACGCATTTGGTAGAGCAAGTAATGGTATGCACGCCGCCCTTAACCAAAGAGGTCAGTTATACTGGACAGGATATGATGGTGGTAACTCGGTAACATTACACTATGATTTCTATTCTGAAGGTGCTGATAGTAACCAGACGCAATACTTCTTCCACTTGGGTCCTAGAGACTAATATAAATAACTATATTATAGACCTTAACAGGTCACTATATTAAAAATTGGAGTGAAAATGAAACTAGTACAAGAGTTTGTCGAAGTGGCTCGTAAGAATTACGAAACACATCCGTTTATCGAAAGATATAAAAATCAAAAATTAAAATATATAGAGGTAGTCGGTACTTTCTTGTTTAATCAAGTTAGTATCGTCTCCACTATTGAGCATTTTGCACACGAACTTGGTATCACAAAAGACTTTCCCGAAGTCTATATCGCAAATAATTTAAGAGAAGAATACGAAAAGAACTGGCCTTTTGAGTACAACAAAGAGGATAAACCTTTTGTTGCACCTGCCTTTATGTTTACTTCTGAAGAGTATTGTACTTATCTTAAAAGTATTAAAGATGATAAAGAAAAAATACTTTCACACTTATGGGCGATACATAGTGAAATACATAAAAATCAAAAATCTTCAGTATTACTTGATAAACTTAATAGTGCTTTTGAAGAAGCATTTAATGGTGAGAGACGAAATGAAATGTTAGAAGAAGTTAAAGTATCTTGGACATTTAAACAACAACTATTAGGTGATATGGAAGCACACGAAGATTATTGGGCAAATGTAAAACCTTTAACTGATATGGCAAATATAGCAGTTAAAGAGATTGCCAAAAAAGAAGGTGAAGATGAAACTGGTGGTAAAGACGAAACAGAAGACGCTATGGTAAGAGCAGGTCTTATGGCAAACGCTGTTAGATTCAAAACAATTGATTTAGACAATGTACCTGAAGAATACAAAGAAATGGTTGAAAGTGATTTAAAAGAACAAAAGAAAAAAGAAGAAGAGTTAAAGAAAACACTTGAAGAAGCACCTACAAGATGAAGACACTAAAAGAACTTACTTGGGAACATCATAAAGAAGCAGAAAGACAAGAGTTTGTAAAAATATTAATGTCAGGTAAAATAAATCCTGAACTATACGCAAACTATCTTTTTAATCAACATCAATGTTATAATATGCTTGAACCTCTTGCAATGGCAGAAGGTTTGTTAGATAAGTTTCCTATGATAAGAAGAGCACCAGAAATCAAAAAAGACTTTGACGAACTCTGGACTTATTCTCATAAACCAGAAATAATGCAATCTACTGAAAAGTATGTTAGGTATTGTACTGAAGTTTTAAGAGATTGTCCTGAAAAGATTATGGCACATATCTATGTTAGACATATGGGCGATTTATCGGGTGGTCAAATGATTAGAAGAAAAGTACCTGGTCTAGGTAAAATGTACAAATTTGATATTAATAAAAATGCTGAATACGGTGTTTCTTTTGATAGTATACAGCAACTAAAAGATGAAATAAGACTATCAATAGATAGTCATTATGTTTACAATGACGCTAGTACAGCAACTGAAAATGTAAATAATGTTGTTTACGAAGCAAGAACTTGTTTTGGTTTTGCAACTAATTTATTCAAAGATATGTTAGCGTTTTTAAAAAGAAATGAAAAGAGGTTTGGTGATGGCACAACGAAGTAGAATATGGCAGATGTTAGAAGAAACAACTCAACACCTTATGAATAAGTTTGGTGAAGAGAAAGGTAGTAAAGAAATAATTGAACCAGGTATGGCAAAATTTAATCGACCTGAAGATGGTTGGATTAATAGAGTTTGGGAAACACCTGAAGCAAGAAGATGTCATATAGATGTAGTTGACGCTAGAGAAACTAAAAAACTTTATATGTTTCATTGTGTAGTTATACCACACTTTCATACACCAGCACCTATATGGGGTTTAGATGTAATCGCAGGACCTAATAAAGTTACAGGTTTCTTCCACGATTGGTCTCCATTATCAGGTAAGAGACAAGTCGACCACCCTATGGTAGAGTGGTTTGAAAAAGAAAGTAAGAACTCTTATACACCATCTAAAGTTAGAGAACTGCCTGATTGGGCATTAGAAATCTTTAGTCCTGGTATGATTGCCGCTGGTAATATACAAGATGAAAGAGAACTTACGGCTGCATTAAGTTTAGCGTGTACGGCTTTAGGTCCTTACTTTACTTTTTTAAGAAGATATAAAAGAGATTTTGAGAAAAATAAAAATATCAACAACGAGCAGGAAGTAAAAGAAGCACAAAATAGATATGCAAAGTTTCAAAGAGAAAATCCTCATACACCAAGAACAATGAAGGCACTAGGATTACCTGAAAAAGACATAGAAGAATTTTGTACAGACGCATTATTTCCTTATGTGGAATAATGGAACATTTAGATAAATTTCAACAAGTAATTAAAGACTACAAAGATGATGGTCGTTATAGAACATTTAACGACATTATAAGAAAACGAGGCGATTATCCTAACGCCATCTGGTATTCAAAATACTCAATCAAAAATATTGTTAACTGGTGTTCAAATGATTATCTAGGTATGGGTCAACACTCATATGTAATTGATAGTATGAAAACAGCACTTGAAACTGCTGGTGCAGGTGCAGGTGGAACTAGAAATATATCAGGCACAACACATTATCATAATGCGTTAGAAAGAGAACTTGCATTATTACATAAGAAAGAAAGTGCTTTATTATTTACTTCAGCGTATAACGCTAATCAAACAACTTTAGAAACAATGGGTAAGATTATACCTGACTTATTGTTTATATCAGACGAAGAAAATCACTCTTCAATCATACAAGGATTAAGGCATAGTAAATGTAGAAAAGAAATATTTAAACATAATGATGTACAAGATTTAGAAAGTATATTAATGTCTAACCCAGGACCTAAATGTGTTGTATTTGAAAGTGTATATTCTATGGACGGTGATATTGCACCTGTAAAAGAAATTATTGAAGTAAGTAAAAAATATAATGCAATAACTTATATTGATGAAGTACACGCTGTTGGTTTATATGGTGAAACAGGTGCTGGTATTTGTGAAAGAGACAAAGTTGAAGTTGACATTATAAACGGAACGCTAGCAAAAGCCTATGGTGTACAAGGTGGGTACATTACAGGAAAGAGAGAGTTTATAGACGCAATCAGAAGTATGGCAAGTGCGTTTATATTTACAACTAGTTTATCACCAGTAATATGTGCTGGGGCGTTAACTAGTATCAAGTATGTAAAAGACCATCCTGAATTAAGAGAAAAAATACAAGAACGAGCAAGAAAAACAAAAGAAGAGATTGAAAGACAAGGTATAGAAGTTTTAAAAAACGATAGTCATATTGTTCCTGTTATCATAGGTGATCCTATCAAATGTAAAGCAGTATCAGATGAATTACTTTACAAAGAAGGTATCTATGTACAACCTATTAACTGGCCTACGGTTAAAAGAGGAACAGAAAGATTAAGATTTACACCAACACCTTTTCATACAGACGCTCATATATTTGATATGGTCGTTAAATTAAAATCAGCACTAAAAAGGTGTGGTAAAAAGAAATGAATATAGAAGAAGAAATAAATTGGATATTAGTAGACGGAGGCAACGGTTTAGATGTACTTTGGTTTCTACTCTTACATAGTCCGTTTATACAAGGTTTAGTCTCCCTAGGCCTCCTTATCGCCGTCCTATGCGTATATTTTGACAAAGATGATGAAACTAGTAAGCATATTAAAGACGATACTTCTCATATGTTATAAATATTGCTAAAGAAGGATAAAAACTATGGCGATTCCAAGCACACGACAAACATTAATTTCATACGCTAAAAGAGCGTTAGGGCATCCTGTTATTGAGATAAATGTTGATGATGACCAAGTAGACGATAGAGTTGATGAAGCATTGCAATATTATCAACAATATCATTATGATGGTATCAGAAGAACATATTTAAAATATCAATATACACAGGCTGACAAAACTAGAATACTAACAGATACTTCTGAAGGTGTAACAAAAAATAGTGTTACAACATCTTGGAAAGAAGGCAATGGTTATATTGTTGTACCTGAAAGTGTAATATCTGTAATCAATCTTTTTCCTTTTTCTAATAAAGGAAACTTAAATTTATTTGATGTTAGATATCAATTAAGACTTAATGACTTATACGATTTCTCATCAACTAGTGTTATCAATTACGACATAGTATTAAGACAATTAGATTTCCTAGACCATATATTAGTTGGTGAAAAACCATTAAGGTTTAATCAACACGACAATAGATTATATGTTGATATGGATTGGGAAAACGATTTACAAGTAGGTGAATATCTTGTAATAGAAGCATATAGAAAATTAGACCCGGACACATATACAGATGTCTACAATGACATATGGTTAAAAAGATATACAACTGCTTTAATTAAAAAGCAATGGGGTGCAAACTTATCAAAATTTAATGGAGTTGCAATGATAGGTGGGGTAACTTTAAATGGTCAACAAATTTATTCAGAAGCAATGGCAGACCAAGAAAAGTTAGAGACTGAAATTAGAACTTCTTTCGAGTTAAACCCTGCTATGATGATAGGATAAAAAAACAATGGCCGTTAATCATTACTTTCAAGGCGGCGATGGCATAGGTTCAGACGCTGAAAAGCGACTACACGAAAACTTAATTATAGAGAATTTAAAAATCTATGGTCACGCTGTTTATTACTTACCTAGAACTCTAGTAAATAGAGACCTAATTTTAGGCGAAGATTCTGCGTCTAGGTTTGATGATAGTTACTTGATTGAAATGTATTTTGAAACGACAGAAGGTTTCCAAGGCGAACAAGAAATAATCAGTAAGTTTGGTTTAGAAGTAAGAGACGATACAACTTTTGTTGTTTCTAAAAGAAGATTTTTAGAACAAGTTGATGATCCAGCAAACTTGATGATTGATGGTAGACCTAACGAAGGTGATGTAATTTACTACCCTTTAATGAATAAGTTTTTTGAAGTTGCGTTTGTTGAAGACCAAGAGCCATTTTTTCAACTAGGTAACTTACCAGTTTACAAATTAAGATGTAAAACTTTTGAATATTCAAGTGAAGAATTTAATACAGGTCATCCTGATATTGATACTGCTGATGATAGAAAATCACTTGATACAACTTTACAATATCAATTTTTACTTGAAGATGGCACATTTAGTAGAACTTCATCAAGTGGTAGATTATTATTAGAACAAGGTGACAAACACGGTAACCCAATGTATTTAATACAAGAAGAGTTTGATGATACTACAACTGACGGAGACGCTGCTACAACTATTCAAACTAAATCTGTATATGCTGATAATTTAGATTTAGATACTGAAGCAGGCTTTGATACTGCAACGGTTTCAGATGATATATTAGACTTTACAGAAGCTAACCCATTTGGAGATGTTAAATAATGTTCGGAACACATTTTTATAACGAAGGTTTAAGAAGACTAACTATTGCGTTTGGTCAAATATTCAATGATGTAGTCGTACAAAATAAAGATAAAAACGGTAGTGTTGTTAAAAGATTTAAAGTACCTTTAGCATATGCACCTAAAGAAAAGTTTATTGTTAGACTTACACAACAACCTGATTTACAAGACCAACAATTTTCTACTATATTGCCTCGTATGGGTTTTCAAATTACAAATTTGCAATATGACGCAAGTAGAAAACTAAACAAGTTAGAAAAAATCAGAATGCCTAAAACTGATGGCACGGCAAATGAACAATCTAAAAAAATGGATTTTAATTTTAGTCCTGTGCCATATAATATAACTTATCAGTTGTTCATTTTTACTGCAACTGCTGAAAATGGTTTACAAATTGTAGAACAAATTGTTCCTTATTTTCAACCTGATTATACGGTTACAATAAATATGATACCTGATATGAATATCAAGCGTGATGTTCCTATTGTTTTAGGTGATATACAATATGAAGATAATTATGATGGTGATTTCAATGCTAGAAGAGCAGTAATCTATACTATGGAATTTACTGCAAAAACTTATCTTTATGGACCAACAACAAATGCTAATGTTGTTAGAAAAGTACAAAGTGATTTAGGTTCTAGTACAGAAGAACCATTAGCAAGAAATGAAAGAATTACTATTACACCAAATCCTGCGTCTGCAAAACCAGGCGATGATTTTGGTTTTACAACAACTATTGATTTCTTTAGTGATGTTAAGAGATATAATCCAGAAACTGGAACTGATAGTTAATTATGAGGAAAAACAATGACAGATATAATACGAATCAAAAACGCTTTACCAGAGAACTTACATACTCAATTTAAGCAAAACATATTAAATATGGGTTGGTTTTTAGGTAGAGATATCTATCCAAATCAGTTTAAAGATAATGAAGGTCTTATAAAAGATGATAAGACTTTTCCTGCATATCAATTTGTACACTTGATTAAAAATGTAGCGATACAACCAGCGCCAATGTCGCCTGCGTATGAGAGTGTTTTTCAAGCAGTTAATATTATCGCTAACAAATGTGGCTATGTATTAAAAGAAGATAAACGATTAAAGTTTAATTTATTAATGCCACATCCTGAATTTAATAATACTATGTACAATATACCACATATTGACGATACAAAATATACAAATGAAATATGGAATATTATTTACTATCCTGAAGATTATGATGGTGATACTATTATTTTTAATGAAAAGTTTGATGGTAAAAAACCAAAAGAACTAACTATTAGAGAAAGAATAAAACCACAAGAGAATAGTGCTATAATGTTTAAGTGTGATATATGGCATACTTCATCAATGCCTATGAAGTCTCCATATAGAGTGGTGTTAAATGCAAATATAACGGTAGAAGAGAATGGGTAAACTAGAAGATAGAGTAAACGAAATATTAGGTGTCGAAAGTAAACCTAACGCTGAACTAATGGAACAAAAGAAGTTTGAACCACCAGTAGTTAGAGAAGAAGATAAAGACAAAACTGATACAGATAACGATTACAAATATAGTAGAGAAAACTATTATAATCTTATTGAAAAAGGACAAGAGGCAATACAAGGTATACTTGATGTTGCAAAAGAAGGTCAACACCCTAGAGCATACGAAGTTGCTGGTGCATTAATTAAAAATGTAGCAGACACCGTTGATAAACTACAAGACTTACAAAAGAAACTAAAAGATTTAAAAGACTTGCCTAAAACAGCAACACCTCAAATTAAAAACGCATTGTTTGTAGGCAGTACAACTGATTTACAAAAGATGTTAAAAGATAAAGATAAACCAAAAGATATAACACCTAGTCAAAAAATGCAAGAGGATTTAGAACCAATAGATGAGTAATTTAACAGACGCATATTTAGGTAACCCTAATCTTAAAAAAGTAAATACACCGATTGAATTTACAGAAGAACAGATTGTAGAATTTAAGAAGTGTGAACAAGACCCATTATACTTTATTAAGAATTATGTAAAAATTGTATCACTTGACGAAGGACTTGTACCATTTAAGACATACAAGTTTCAGGACAAGATGATTACAAATATGCACGAAAACAGATTTACAATTTATAAGTTACCTAGACAAAGTGGTAAATCAACAACTATTATTTCTTATCTGTTACATTATTCAATATTTAATCCTAATTCTAGT